TGGGCGGGCGCAGGGGGAGGGTCCGCCGAAGTGGTTAGTGTAATGATAAGTCTAAGTGTAATGTTGGGCAAAATCGACTCACGCCCAGAGTCTGACGGATTCATTCCGATTCCCGCAAGGACCATTAACCCTTAGTAACATCGTAAGAGCCGCGTAATTAATATTATGAGTCGAATCTTAGTCCTTGACATTTATATCAAATGCGTGCTAATCTTTTGCATGGCAAGAGTCTGCCTGGATTCCAGGCATCATCTACAGTGGAGTCAGAAACATGAAAACCATATCAGGCTATATCCTAGAATTGCGACTCTTAAATCCGGACGGCACTCCCGAGGTTTGGGATGAGCCCGAAATCTTCGGGCCTTTTGAGTCGCCCGCACAAGCGACTAAATGGTGGGATGAGCACGCGAGTCCAGTCTACCCGACACCATCTTTAATGACTGTTCGCCCGCTATGCACTCCCCAGTATGCGGTTACGACTCGGGGGACACCACAATGACCATCAAAGTTAATGAGTCCGCAATCGCCGCCGCAGCCACCCGCTCGGCGGAACGAGTCGAGAAGATGACTCGTGCGAAGTTCCACACCCGGCAAACGGCCCTATTCGGCCAAATCCTCGCAAGGCGGGGACTCACGATAATTGACTGGGCGAGTGCCCGCAGCTTCGTGGATACCGTCGAGCCCCATACCGATGAGGAGATCGACTCGCGGGCCATCTACTGCTCGCGCACCGGCCAACCCATCGGCACTCTGTCGCTCGACGCGCTGAGTCTCTACCAGAAAGCGCAGAAGGCACCATCCCACGCGGGACTCCGTGAGGAGATTGCCCTGAGTTACCGAGTGCATCCTGCCTGGGTACGACTCGACCCCGACACACTCCACACACTCAGCGAAATCGACCCTGCGGGATTCTTTGTCTACATGACCGACCAGCTCTTATGGCGTGAGTCACTACGCTACAAGAACAAACTCGACAACGGCCGCATCAGCTGGCGCACTACGTCTGACCAGGCCGCATGGACTCGGGCAAAGATCAAGTTATATGCCCACCTTGCGGCCCTGCCGGTCGATGCCCTGGCGAAACTTGGCAGACTCAACACGGCGATGACTGCCATCGACTCGGAACTGGGACTACGCCACCTGGTATTCCCTTACTTGACTCCACAAGAGTTAATCGGTGGCGAGCCTGTACTCGACGAATTGCTGGAACTAATCGAGAATTACTGGAAGCAGTACAAGGCGAGTCCTAGCTGGTTCAAACGCGAGTTCAATCTCTTCGGCCATTCCGCTAATGCCTTCCACCGCGCCACTCTTATGCGCCCGGTTGAGAAGGAGTCCATAATCACGCAAGCAACCTTCATGGAAATCGTGGTCGCAGACGCACTCAAGGGCACGTTTGGAGTCGCGAAGAAGATGCGCGAGATTAGCCCGGAACTGGAGTCCGGCGCGAAGAAGTGGCACGCGGAACGCAAGGCCGCCGCGCCTAAGCAATCGGGCGGCAAAACCCTGGCCGAACGACTCGCAGCCACAGCCGCCAAGCGCGACGAGGGTATGGCCGCGTTGGAGTTACATGAGGAAGCTGGAGTCACGGCATTCTTCAAGAAGGTTGAGTCCGATGACTAGCCTAGCAACCCTGCGGGTGGACACCCGACTCATATTTGGCGAGCCTGAGTTCATAGCCTCCCGCGAGGATGGACGCCTGTTCCTTGTGCAAACGGTTTACTTTGACCGCGAGCCCTTCGCAGAGATTGTCCGGGGTAGCCCGCGAGTCCTGCCCAGGAACGTCCATGAGCCGCTGCGGCATCAAGTCAATTTCGGGGAAGTCTCGGGTGGAGTCCTGAGGCAGTACCACGCGGTCAGCTACTTTGAAGCCGTCGAGATTATCTGCAACCGGCTGTTGCCGCAACTCCACTCGGAGGGCTGAGTCATGACAAAGTACCAACAAACCAATGTCGGCGAGGGCGATCCAAAGGTCGCCCAAACCGACAAGAAATACTGGATGCTATTCGACTCGATGCCTCCCGAACTTCGCGAAGTCATGCGCCACGCGCCCACCAATCTTGAAACGGGCGGCACTTTTGTCGAATGGAAGCGGGCAAAGATGAGTCGCGAAACGGGTAAAGAGTTCGCCCGCCGGTTCGAGAAACACCTAATGAAACTATTCCCAGGATGGCCAGGAGTCCCAAGATGAGTCCGTCAATCGCTGAAATGCGCGCAGCCGCAAATCCCGCGCCGCCCGCCCCTGAGATGACTCAGATCGCTCAGGCGTCGGCCCAAGTCACTAACATTCCGGTAGCCTATACCGCGATGGCCCTGCTCGACTCCCAGTGTGATGGCGCAAATAGCCATGATGACATTGGATTCGCAGGCCAGCACGCCAGTAAGGGCAAGTGGATAGCGAGTCTACTCCGTGACGGCAAGGACTTATCCCCTGCCAACGTCGCGTGGATGTATGACGCGCTGGACCTATATAAGAACACGCAGCTCAAGGGACTCAACCTTGAACTAATGGCTGAGGAACGGCCCGCACTAGAGGCCGCCGCTAACGCGAGTCTCGCACGATTCACCGAGCGCAAGGAAGTAACCACTCCACGCGCCGAGGAAGTGATCGGCGAGGACTACCGCAAGGCGAAGATGTATCTGACTCGCATCAAGCACGACAACGTGGAAGCCCGCGACCTAGAGTTCTTCTCCCGCCTCCGCGAGTGGAGTGGGGAACACACAGACAAGCAGAAGCCCCATGTGATCCGACTCGCGAAGAAATACTTCAGCGAGGATCTAGTGGTTCTGTCACCGAAAGAGGAGCCGGTAAGCGAGCCGGAGTCGACTCTTGCCAAAGAGGGCGTACCACCTGCCACCGCGCCTCCGACTCCCCTCCCTCTCGCCCCGGCTCCTCGACGTACCTTGCAGGAATTGATCGCCGCCCAGAAGCAGGAAGCAGCGACTCCCCAGGAACTCGTCGAGGAAATCGCCAAGACAACGCCCGCACTCGTGGAACCCGAAGACGTTCCTGTCCTGCAAATGCCCCCTGATCTACCTCCGACTCCTCAGGAGGTAGACGCCTTCACCGTGACAGAGGCGATGCTCGACCCCTCTCAGAGAGCCGCACTGGGTGGACTCATGCAGCACTTCTACGCTTGCATGACGGGAGCCGCCGGTACGGGCAAGTCTGCCATCACTCGACTCCTCCTTGATAGGCTACAATCCCTCGCTGCCGGTAAGATGCTGGAAGATGGCATCGCAATCAATGGCGCAGTCGTGGCCTACACGGGCAAGGCAGTCCAACAACAGAAGAAGAATCTTCCTGGTAAGTTCCACGGACTCTGCGACACTATCCATGGACTCCTTGAGTTCGCTCCTGAGTTCTATGAAGTCTGGGACCCCTCGATCAAGGGGAAACAGCCCTTTGATGCGGCGAACCGGACTACCATGCGATTCGTTCCTGGCCGGAATAGACTCAACCCCCTGGACCTCGACTTCATTATCATTGATGAGGCCGGGATGCTGGGGCTTCCGTTGGCGAAACAGCTCTTTGATGCGCTGAAGCCTCGAACTCGCGTCTACTTCATCGGGGATATCAATCAGCTGCCCCCGGTACAGGGCCGCTCGATCTTTGGATTCGCACTGAACAAGTACCCCTCCTTTGAACTCACCAAGATTCATAGGCAGAAGGGCGAGACTAACCCCATCGTCGAGAATGCTTGGCGAATCCTCAACGGCCAGATGCCTGTCCAGACTCCCGGCAAGTTCGACATGCTGGACATTGGAGGAGCCATTAACGATTACATGGACAACGGCAAACGAATCATGGGCGCCGTGACCCGCATCAAGGCGGTAGCTGTGAAGCTGAGTCGTGAAGGAGCCTTCAATCCTGATACTGATGCCGTCATTGTCCCGACCAATGGAGACAATGCGGAGTCCAAATCGTACAACATGGGGCAACTCCCGCTCAACGCATTCTATGTGGGGCAGTTCAACCCAAGCCCGAAAGAACATTCAGGCGAGATCAAGGGAGTCCGCACCGTCATCGACGCAGGATTCGAGCAGAAGCACTTCGCGGTTGGCGACAAGGTGATGGTACTCAAGAACGATCGAGCGAACAATCTTACCAATGGTATGGTAGGAATCGTGGTCGATATCAAGCGCAACGGCAACGCGACGTTTGAGACTGCGGAGCGCATCAAGGCCGTGAAGGACTCCATCGCAGGTACGAGTGTCGAAGTCCAAGGGATTGCAGTCGCCAACCGCAACACGGGCAACCGGCGGAAGCAAGACGAGGAAGGCAGCGAGGAGTTCACGAGTCGCGCAGCCACCCATATCGTCACGGTTAACTTCGGGCTCAACCTTGAAGGCGAAGAGATTGTCCGCCCATTCGATACCGTTGGTGGAATCCAAGGACTCACCCTAGCCTACGCCATGACATGCCACAAGCTGCAAGGCAGCGAGTGTAAGACTGTGATCGTCGTGGTGCATTCTGCCGTGGCCCGCATGTGCTACCGCGAGTGGCTGTATACCGCAGTGACTCGTGGGGCAGAGCGAGTGGTCCTGCTATACAATGGTCGTGGCCTGAGTAGCGCACTGAGGAATCAGATGATAAAGGGCAACACGATGGAAGAGAAGACGCAGAAGTTTCTCGAATGGTCCGGCGAGTCCTTACCCAAGGATGATCCGGCCTACGCGTCAGGGAGTGGACCCGCGCACTTCCTGCCGCATCCCAAGGAACTGCGGGTTCAGCAAACATTGGAGACTCAAGATGTCAGCAACTAAACTCGAAGTCGGTAAGGAATACCGCGCTTGCGTCCAGACTGGACCGAGCCACGCGCATCAAATTCGCTTCCGAGTCACAAACGACTATCCATTACAGGGAAAGATACTCAACGCTTGGGCGTTGCGGGGTACGACTCCCGGTAGCGTCACAAAAGCCCTGATGTCCGCAGACTTCGACGACTTCTCACTCAAGATGACCGAGGGCAAGGTGACTGTGATCGAGCTGAGTACGCATGAGTATGCCGAGCTGTGGATCGCAGTCACGAACCCGAAGGAGTGGGATCAGTACGAGAAGGACTCGATGGCAGAGGAGGAGGCGGAGTTGAACGAGAAGCTGTTTTCCTGCCCTAAGATCACGGTGACTCTTACGGGGCTGAGGTCTCCTGTAACCCTCGATGCGTTCCACATATACGGGGATGAAGAGGAGTCCTCCGTGGGGATCGCCAACCGGATTAGGGAAGCCCTGGAAGGGAAGTTCCATCTGGTGGAGGCGGACTCGTGAGTGCCGCAGAGGGGGCACTCACTGCCCAGCTGTTTGACGACCTAGACGCGGCACCCCGCGACGGGACTGTACTCTTTACCATCTGTGAGGAGTGCTGGACTCTTGTCGGTCGGCATCGGGGAATGCGTCAGCCCGCAACACGTTATGTGGCGTACCGCTATCCCCAGCTAGTGTTCTGGGACTCACAAGTAAAGGGGGTGAGAAAGACGGACACGGGAGATTTCGAATCCATCGAGGGGGCCTGGGCTCGCTTCATGGGCGATGCCCCTGGTCGTAGCAGCAGCGGAGTCCTTTCTATCATTCGCTGGCGTAAGCTGACGCCCACGGAGAAAGAACTCTACGGAGCTGGGCATAAGCATAGGGAGTCTTGGTCATGAGCCGCCACCCCAAGCCCTGCAAGTGCGGAAACATCGCACGACACGGCGAGACTCAATGCGGCAAGTGTTTAGAGATCGAGGCGGAGGTAGACCAGGAAGAGCGAGCAGCTACCGAAGCTGAGGAACGAATCGTAAAGTTAGAGGATCACATCGCGCAGCTAATCATGGACGGCTATGGGATGCGGCAGAGACTCAAATCATTGGAGGCAAAGACATGAACGTATCCGGAGTGACTGGGAGTGCCGCAGAGGGGCGAGGCAAGAAAGAGAGGGAATTTATGTCGCGCTGTACGTTGCGTGCGACTGAACTCCCCATCCCGTACCCTCTGTATGTGGCATCCAATGGATTCAATGGTGCCTACTACGCCGTGGTGGATGCACAAGGAGTCACCCAAGGGATAGTCCCTGTGCCGCCGCTACCCGCGCGAATCGCAAACGAGAGGCATCGGGATCGCCTGCGGGACCTCGCCAATAACTTTGCCCTCAACATGGCGAATCGTTTGTGTCTTGCCATCGAGGACTTTGCGGTAGCGATGCGCGAGGAGAGTCAGGAATAATCCACTTGCCATCTTGGATAGTTAAGATATAATCAACCATCCGAACTTGATGGGAGATTGTTATGACTCAGTTCAAGCAGTGGGCGCGTGAGATACTGGCGGACATTGATGAGAAGATTCAATCCCGCCATTATCCCAAGCTACTAGAGGCCCGAATTGCTACCACTTCTGCCGAGATGGGACTCGGCCCAACCAGTTTGAGTACCTTCTGTTCCGCCCTTCCCAACGCTGTGACGGAACCGACCTTAAGGCGACTCGCAAAGGAATGGGATATCAATGTACAATCCACGACGCGACGTAGCTTTGCTTCGCCCCAGATTGCAGGTGCGATGGAACAAGCTTAAGCAGAACCGACTCAAAGCAGGCGAGAACTTTGTTCCCTACGATTGTCTTCGTGATCCTTGGAGCCAAGCCAGGATGTGGAGGCAGTCGCGTCCCTCGCTGGACATTAACACTACTATCTCGCTCCTCATCCTGAATCGTTGTGCGTTTGCGGCACGAGTACTGAAGGAAGTAGGTCCGCAGACAGGGCCGCACATTACAAACGCCAGGCCCGGTGAGAGTTACCATCAGTATGGACTCGCGTTGGATGTGTACCGGACCGATGCTATGGAAATGAAAGCGGTCTGGACGCCGGAAGCCTACGCAGGACTCATAGGTAAGGCCCATGAGTTCAAGCTAGAATCGGGTGCGGACTTTGCGAATCTCCGGGGGGATGTGTACCACTTGCAGGTTCCGGTGGCCGAAACTCCCATGCCCAAGGGACTCCGACTCAATGCAATCCTTGATAGGTCGCAGGAATTGACTTGGGGTACGGATGAATCCACCTGCTACGAACATGCCATTGAGCGGTTAGCGGAGTGGGGCTGGTCAGGAGAGGCTGATGACTCACATCCATCGTCTTGAGTGTTGTGCCTGTCACCGACACATCGGAGCGAGTGCGGGGCCTCCACCTGCTCACGTCTTCTGTCATCTCTGCTTTAGCGACTCTGTGGACTACCTCAGAGACAAGGCCGAGGTTCCCCTCCATCGTATCGGATTCGGATTGGCGATGCTACACGCGCGCATACCAATCAGCACTCCGGACACGGAGACGCACAGGAGTCGTTTCCAGGAACTCCACAAAGCAATTCTGCGAATCGAATAATAAGTCTTGACATACTTTTGGTTTAAGGATACTGTAATGATCGTACAAGAAAGGACCACCTAGCGTGACCGAAGAGAGTCCCGATATCGTTTACACTTCCTCGACTCAGCTGCATGTTGAGCGCCTTGCCCTGACTGCTATTGGCACGCCCTACATCATCGAGTTGAGTCGAAGAGAAGCCCCGCTGATGCTGCAACGCATCCGGTCTTCGTACTCACGAATCCGCAAGCTGGCCCGCAACAAGAATACTAAATTGCAGGCGTTTAAGATTCTTGCGGAGGTACGTGATGTGATTGGCGAAGAGGATAAGGTCCAACTCATTCTCATGCGCGTTACGTCTACGACTACGAGAGTCAGTGACTCCGTGCGTAAGACACTCAAAACCCTGGAGTTATAAGAGACATGGCTTCATTACAAGAACTAATTGCGCGCAGCCAACAGGCTGATGCGACTCCGAAGTTGGAGAGTGTTGTCCCAGTCGCAGGAAGCGAACCCCTTGCTGACTCTACAGTATCGACGGACACTGGAGCTGACGAAGTTGTGGTTGCGGAGCCGCAGGTGAGTCGGGAGATAGCACTCTCCAATGCTGGTAAGCTGAAGGTGTCAGACGTTGACGATGATATCAAGAAGGCGATTGCGAATGCTCCGCGATTCGATGCGGACCAGCCAGCCTTCGAGCAATTCATTGCGAACATCAAGTCAATCCCGCTGCTGTTGGATCAGCCCGAAGCTCTGACTCAAGCCATCCGTTCCGTGATGGTTGAAATGGGAGCCCACCCAGAGTTCGAGGAACATATCGAGGACTCGGATTGTGGTAACATGATCCTCGCCATGACAGAGTCCATGGGAATCGCCCAGGTTGTGAAGGCGAGTAAGAAGCGGACGGGTACGGGGGGTAAGAAGAAGACTCCCACGACTCAGAAGGCTATCGCCGCAGCCGAGGCTGTTGCTGACATTCTCGGTGGCAGTGACATCATGGCTAAGCTGAGTGGACTCAAGATATGAATGAGGCTGTGGTTGACGACACCCCGCGCCGGGAAGCAGGCCGCCTCTACCTGAGTCATTCGACTCGTGGCACCCTGCACAACTGCGCTGCCAAGTTCGAGTTCGCCAAACTCTATAAGCACCCAGAGTTCCGGGAGTCAGGCGAGCCTACCATGTGGGCTGCCGACGTAGGCACCGCGATTCATGAGGGGTATCAGCATTACCTCGCGTATGGCGATCGCGACGCTGCCATCTGGCGCCTGATGAAGTCCTTTCCCTACAAGTACACCGAGTCCTTTGATCCTCAGAATGATCGAGGGCTTGAAGCCGCGCTTGCCACCATGCTCAAGATGATTGCGACTCCCGTGATGAGTGGGTATGAGTTGGCGACGGTGATGCACAATGGAATCGAGAAGCCTGCCGTTGAAGTTCCCTTCGAGATTGTGCTTGAGGGAGTGAAGCTTCACAACGGAATGCCTGTGAGTTACATCGGATACATTGATGCGATTATGTACGCGAAGATGTACGACACGTTCCGCACCCTGGACATTAAGACTCACCGTGACAGGATGAAGGACTTGACTCCCAAGTTCTCATTCCACGGGCAGCAAGTCCCGTATGGTATGGTAGTCGAGCACTCCATGCACAAGGCCATTGACGAGTTCGAGGTTCTTTACCTCGCGAGTTATGTGGACTTGCTTGATCCCGACATTCAAATGCTGGACTTCCAAAAGAATCGCAGCGACATTGATCGCTGGGTCATGGCCCTGATTCTTGACCTACGCAAGATCAACTCATTCATGCTGATGGATATCTTTCCTCGCAGTGAGTATGGCTGCGTAGGATTCAATAAGGTCTGCCACTACTTTGGCATCTGTGGTTATGATGACAAGAAGAAGTTGCAGGAAATGATTCTACTGGAGGAAGAGCCTGCGGAGTTACCCAAGTGGGACCCGTGGGTGAAGTTCTCCATTCCGATTCCGGAGGGGATGGTATGAGTCTGCGTAGACAGGCGGCAATCATTGAGTTCCTTCTCACTGAGGGAGATAAGTCATGACGAGTAAACGCAACCACATGATTCGTTCGCGCCGTAGCACTAACCGGCATGGCAAGCGTAACCGGAATAGTTATGGTGGATTTGGTGCGACTCAGCACGCACGGGCAGGCTTTGACTGGTCTGGGATAATGGTAGCGATGGCACGTCGGATGCGCCGACTCGGAGTGAGGGGAAGCTGATGTTTAGAGTCCCCGTATTCCCCCTCCCCATTCTTGTCAAAGTGATAGGACATGTAATGAACTTCATGCTAGGAGTCACCGTGTCCGGCTTTGTATGGCTCATCCTATCCCCCGAATCTTTTGAGCGCACCTTGCGTTGGTGGGGAATTCTTTGAGCGCGTACTCAGTACTGAACCCCAAGCCCTTCCGGGTCGAGGTCAAGGACTCCAAGCATGGGATCAATATGTACCTGGAGTACTTCGTATTCGAGGACTTGATCTTCGACGGAGTCCACCAGGACCGAGTGCTGCCCGATGATAGGCGCGCCCACGGTTGCATGTATTACTACCTCCTCGCTATGAAGCAGCTTGAGAAGGTGGGTGACTCGATCGACGATCAGATCATACTCGAAGGCGAGCCGTGGCAAGCCCCCAACACCCGCAACATTCGAATCAGCGTGGCGCTGTTGTATGGCTGCCCGCCCGAGGACTTCGATAAGTTCTGGGACGTGGTGGATATCCAGTGCCGGATCCTCGGACTCCCTGTTGCCCCGGACAAGGTGAAGATGAACCGGGCGCCTGAGATTCGGAGTCGTTGATGGAGTGGTGGCAGATAGATCACGACGCAATTTCGCGTGCGGCAATACAGGGGCAGATTGACTCCCAGATAACCATGCTAAAGCATGGAGGCAAGGGGAGTCTGTCGATTACTTATATTCACCCTGACCGCCGCCAGCCTTTGCAGGATTTGGTGGACGAATCCCTTAGACAGTTCGCGCTTATGACTCCAGAAGCACAGCGCGAACACCGCAGGGTACAAGCCGAGTCATGGGCAAGACAGGATATGGATTGATGACTGACGACACAGTAGCCGTCATCCCTAAGAGTCCCCGAGCGAAGTGGACCGTGGCATTTCTCCAGTCCAAGGGACTCGGAGTCGTGTTCACAATGAAGGAGTTTCTAGCTGCCGCCGAAGCCGACCACCCCGGCAAGTGGACGGAGAAGGAACTCCATAACTCGCTGACTCATTACCGCCGCAACCATGTGATCGAATTGCAAGCCCGTGGAGTCTATTGGCGAGTCCGCTACATGACAGTCTATACATCACACTGGGACCGCCCCAGCTGGATGATTCAGAAGCAACGAACTCGGAGTAAGAAAGCCTATGTCTAGCGATTTCTCACAGCTCCCCAATGCAGCTCGCCTCGCCCGTGTGGGTGTGATTGGTCCCGCCAAGATAGGGAAGACTCACTGGGCTATGATGGCCGCCGAAGCTGGGTTCAACGTGCTGTACCTGGATGGCGATGTGTCGATGGGGACTCTCACCAAGTTGAGTCCCGCCGCACAGAAGCGTATGTTCTACATGAACTGCAAGGATACGATGCACACTCCGCGATTCAATCGCATCCTGGCCCGGTTAGTGACGAAGAACAAGGTCATATGGGACTTCGATGCCCAGCGGTTCTGGGATTCCAGCATGGGTGAGGTTGATGAGACTCATAGGTATTGGGAGATTACTCTCGGGGCCATGACGAGCAACGACGTCATCGTGTGTGACTCGTACTCCACCTACGTCCGGGCCATTCAGTGGGAGTGGGCGCTGGAGAATGAAATGGAGATCAGTGAGTGTACTGTCCCGGAGTTGCGTCCGATGTACCAGAAGACTGCGCTCCAAGCCACCGCTATGCTCAGCTCTTTGACTCATGCTCCCTGCCACGTGATTGTAATTTTCCACGCGGATGAGTATGAGAAGCTGGCGAATCCACGAGGGGTTAAAGTCGGTAACGTGAAAGAGAAGGACAAGACGATCCTGTTCTCCATGACGACTCCGCTCAGTACCAGCAAGCCGCATGGTATGCAGATCGCGAAGAACTTCGAGGACGTACTATGGATGGAGGTGGACGCTATGAGAGAGCGAGTCATCGACGCCCGTCCCGACCAGAATCGGCAAGGCTCAGGGAGTGTGTGGAATGACAAGCGCCCCACCTCTGAGTACTCCTTGCCCAACCTCTTGAAGCAACTGGGAGTCACCCCTGACTTGGATAAACCTATCGGGGGAATCCGGTTCTTCGAGCCTGGCGAGTTCAAATGGGAACCCGTTGGGAATGTACCGTTAGTCCCACCGAAAGGGAAGGCCGACATTGGTAGCGGAAAAGGACTCTCCGCACTCATCAACAAAGAGAAGTGAGGCTACCCCATGCGACAGATTACAGTGCTTGAGTTGATTCGTAGACTCACCATGATGGACCCAGCCGCTCCCGTTGTTATCGAGGGACCGGATGGGGACGAACTCGCCGTCGGAGCCGTGATTCAAGAAGGTGGAACGTCCGACGAAGACGATGCGACCGCCGACGAACCTGTGACGGTTACGATTAAGTCGTCGTAATTCACGGGACTACCTGATGGGACACGAGTCACATCATCACAGAGTAACACACTGAATTGGAAAACAGAATGAATGCACCACTATCTCTAGCCGACCTGGCTGGAATCGACATGGGTGCCGTCGAAGCTGTGAGGTTTTCGAATCTCCCGGTTGGCGGGTACACCTTTGAAGTCACGCAGGCTGAACTCTCGGAGCGCGCGGGTACGAAGCCCGACGATCCGGAGACAGTTCCGGTCATCACCTACCAAGTCAAGGTACTCGAAGTGTTTGGACTCCAAGGTCTGGCTGAGGGAGATTCCGAAGCAAGCTACATCGGGAAAACCCACTCCGAGACTTTCTGGATTCGTGACATCGACGGCCTTGGACGCGCGAAAGCGTTCATGGAGGATTCAGCCATGCCCGACTTGACTGGCAATGTGTCCGACATGCTTGGGAAGTTCGTTACCCACCGATTCAAAGCGAACATCAAGCACCGGAAGAACCCGCAAGACAAGTCGAACCCTTACGCGAACATTCAGTTCGTCAAGGTCGGCGCCGCTGGAGTCGCGGCCGCAGATAAGGCAGCCTAGCTCCAACCTCGAAGCTGCCTTGTGAGGGGTGGGGGGAGTCACATTGGGGCTCCCCCTACTCATTCACAGGAAGGAGATATCTAGCATGAGCCGCACACGACTACCTAACCGTAGGAGTCAGGTTACTGAGATAGTAACCTACGTCCGCCCTGACGGTATCGAGATTAGATATCCCATTTCCCTGGGGCTTGACGATGAGGGGCGAGTCAAAGAAGTATTCGCCGCCGGAGCCAAACAGGGCACAGACATTGAGTTCATTCTGGATGATGCGTGCGTGGTTATCAGCATCGCTCTCCAGCATGGAGTGCCGCCCGAAGCCTTCACGAAAAGCATCGCGCGGATTCCTGAGAATGCAGATGAGACTAAGTTCCGGCCTGCGAGTTGGATCGGGGCTATCATTGAACACGTTGTGAGGGAGTCACATGACTGATCCGGTGAAGGAAGAACTGCGCGCCACGCTAATCGCGGCTGAGGCGGTGCTGAGGGATGGAGCCAGATGGCTTGAGGAAGCCAGCCTCATCAAAAGCGATTCGTCCTACCTAGAGGACATGGCAACGGTCATTCGAAGAACCCTCGACCGCGTTAGCCCTTCTTGGCCTGAGTTCGAAGAGCGGGTTCGTCCAGATGTGACGGGGAGGCAATACCTGTACGATCCCGAAGCCTGCCCCGGCCATGTAGCGAGCGAGGACCCCAAGGTGTGTACTCGTTGCGGAACTCACATTGATGAGTTGCGTCCACCCGCATGAAGATCAGGTACAAACAGTGGCGCGGCACCTTCGTTTCCACCTTCACCCCTGGGGGATTCAGACGAGTCGTAGTCTGGGTGTGGCCCATTAAGATCACCTACTTCACGGTCCCCCGTGGTGTGTACCGAGAGGACTCAATACGTTGAAGGGTAACATTCTCTATTTCCTCGACGCGCGTGGGATGACTCAAGCCTACCGCAGCCAGTGGGCACTCGTAGTACAGGCAGCGGGACTCCGCCCCAGCAGCGTACTCCCCGTCACGATTTACCGGGAGTGCCCGAAGCCCTTGGTGCAGCACAGCACCTACACATGGAAGTTGAATCCCGCACACTTCGACACAGTGCGGGCCTCCATGGACAAACTCATTCACGCCACCCACAGCGAGTTGATCGTCACCTGCGATCCCGCTGTCCTGGGAGTGGTGACAGGACTCCAGCAACATAGCATTGATAAGGTGCGCGGCAGCGTGTACGAGTACACTACCGAGGATGAGCGAATCACCTGCAAGGTAGTCGTGACTTACCCCATCAATGTCCTCCACACATTCGCCAGTAAGAAGCAACGTGGCTGGCTGGATGATGAGGAGGGGGATGAGTCCACTAATAATACATACACAGTGAAGGCCGGGAGGTGGATTCTCTTGCATGACTGGTCGAAAGCCGGTCGTGTGTTTAGGGGGGAGACTCGCCCCGAGCCTGAGTTCAAACACTTTGTTGTGAAGAAGCTGGAGGACGCGGAGATAGCCGCCGAATACCTTATGTCCTGCCAGTTCATGAGTCACGACATTGAGACAAAGGGTGCCAAGCATTGCTTCATGACCTGTGTAGGGTACACTGGAGTCCATGCAGACGGTAGAATTATCTCCTTTGTGTTCCCCTTCTACGACCAGTTTATTCCTGGCGGTATGATGTGGACTCATGATGAGTTGGTAAAGCTTTGGAAGATAGTCCAGAGAATCAATGCCAGCCCTGTCCCCAAGGGTATGCAGAACGGGACGTATGATTCGTCTCATGGAGTGAAGTGGCGTGCGCCCTGTGATGGGTACTACCTAGACTCCATGCACCTGTGGCATTCGCTGTACCCAGAGTTACCCAAGAGTCTCGACTTCATCACGAGTCTCACGGTGGACACATATCAGTACTGGAAGTCTGATATAAAAGGGATTGAGGACAAGGACGAGACTCGCAGAGATACCGACATGGAGCGGTACTGGGAGTACAACGCGAAGGACTGTCATTACACCGCACTCGCTATTAAGTGGGTGCTGGATACAGTGGTCAGTAATGAGTGGGCTCTGCGGAACTACATGGAAGAGTTCATGCTCGCGATCATTGCGTGGAATATGTCCATGCGAGGATTCGCTACTGATGAGGATAGGAGACTGGTGCATGAGAAGCACCTGAACGATTCGAGGGCCGCCCAAATCCAGAGGCTCCGTGTGCTGACTGGGCAGCCTGAGTTCAACCCTGAGTCCGTGCCGCAGAAGCAATGGCTCATCTACGATGTGCTGGGCTGCCGCGATTACAAGATCAAGCGGAAGAACCGCAGCACCGCAGCGGCTTCTCTGAATCTTATGCGGCTGGACCACCCCATCTTCCGCAGATACATCGACGCCCTTCGTAACACGATGCGCCCCCGCAAACGAATCAGCGACTTCATTGACGTGAAGATCTGGGGCAATCGGTACCGCACGAAACTCGCGCCGGTCACAGAGACATGGCGATTTACCAGCAAGTCAAGCGACTTCTGGGACGGGCGGAATCAACAGAACATCCCCACCGATTTGCGTGACTGGATGATAGCGAGTCCTGGTCATGTGCTGGTGAACCTCGATTACTCTCAGAGCGATGCCGTGTGGATTGCGTTCGAGAGTGAGGATGAGAAGTACATGGCGACCATGACGAGTGGGAAGGATACCCATGCGATTCATGCCGCCCACTTCTTCCAGCTTGATGTTGATGAGATTCTTGCCGGGGTTAAGAAAGAGAAGGCGTCCGGTGAGTACGGTGAGTACATGCACCCACAGAAGGGTATCCGCCCCATCACTAAGCGAGTCGTGCATGGTGCGAACTTCCAGATGATGGGTAAGACTCTGTACTATACGATGGGCCGCGAAGCTGTCATGGCAGCCGCGATTCACCTGGGCCATGTCGATGCGTTGAGTTGGAAGGAGGAGCAGCTATGGCGTTTCTGCCAGCGGATTCTCGACAGCTTCCGGCAGCTATATCCGCGACTATCACAGAAGGAGTGGTACGGTGAAATTGCAGCGTCACTCAAAACCGCGCCCGCCTTGGCTAATGCGTTTGGAATGGTCCGGACGTTCTTCGGGGACGTTGGTGACTCGGATACGCAGAGGGAAGCCACCGCATTCTATGGGCAATCCGATACAGCGGGGAACATCAATAGATCTCTACTGGAATACTACTTCGGATGGGTGCCTAAGTCATTTAGAGACGGGCCAAACGATTTCAATTTTACTGAGCCAGACAATCGAGTGTTGGCTGCGAGTCGATTCGGTTCACAATCATTGGATGGAAGGCATCAGCTTGAAAGGGACGGTTTTAGGCTACTGCTACAAGTTCACGACTCCATTATTGCCGAGGTTCCTTTGGCGCGGTATGTCGAGTTAATAAATAAGGCATTGACAGTAATGGAGCGAAAGTGCATAGTACATGGACGCAAGATGTATGTGCCTGCCGAGGCGCTTGTTGGATTCAGATGGGGCGACGATGCTAACATGCTCAAGTTTGATCCTAAACAACCGCCTAGCCTCGCGCAGCTTCAAGCTACCTGGGACACGAGTCCCTTGAAACTCATTGCATAGGAGGCCCTAGTGGTCGAAGCAACTCCCGGCACCGCATTCGGTACTTATGCCGACGTGGCCACGACAATCATCTCGTCGAGTCAAGCAGCCATTGCTGTCATGGTTGACAGTTTGACTGCACTGATCCCCGACCCGGACACAGCACCGGCGAATCGCAGTACCACAGTTGGTATCGGAGGCAACTTCGACTTGATTGCCCCCGTCACGGCGATTCAGCTGCGTTACGAGTTGAACACCATGTCCGCCGCGATGGCCGCTGCGCCCGTTTAAGTCGGCGGATACACCAAAGGGCCGGGGGTTGAAAGACTCCCGGCCTATTGTTTGAGGGAAATCTATGACTAACCGAGTCGCTGTCTTACTACCCGTCTACAACGAAGTCGAGACTGTCACCGCGGCAGTCGAGTCAATCCTAGCGCAAGAAGAATGCGAGGACTTTGACCTGGTACTGTCGGATCACCAGTCTACCGACGGGACTCTTGCCATCCTCCGCGAGTATCGAGAGACTTACAAGGGGCGCCACACGATCAAGCTTGGCCATTGTCCCCGCGAAGTCAATGAGGACTCAGTTCGTGGAGTCCACCAGCATTTGAATTGGCTGATGAAACAGTGCGATAATGAGTTCTTTATCATGTCCACTGGCGATGATATTGAGTATCCCCTACGAGTCGGTACTACGATGCAGTACTACGAGTCACAGGGTAAGCCTGGTTTCATCAGTAGTAACCAAGATATCAAGAAGAACGATGGAACGATCAGCCAGCGCACTGTGTCGATGGGTGTGTTCCGTAAGATTCCGATTGAGGACTTCGCGAACTTCGACGGATCGGGCGCCTGGATCAATGGCAGCACCGCATGGAGTCGCGCGCTTTGGGATCGCTTCGGTCCCCTCCCCTCCCACTATGCCAACGATATTGTGATGCCGTTCTGGGCTGCTTTGGCAGAAGACCTGGGCGGATTCCATATCGGCAAACCTCTTCGACTCTTCCACATGACCGGGGATCAAACGGGTTTGGGCGCCCGATACATGGTGTCCAAAGATGCGCCGACTCAGCTTCAGTTGATGGAGTTGATGGCGTATGAGCGGTATGCGATTGGCCGCTATTTCCGTAAGATGCTTGAGTCCGAGTTGGACAGCTATACTGTGTGGCTTAGCTACATGGATCAAGAATCTGCAAAGCGCAGGAAGGGGCGGTTAGAATACGTACATCGTAGACTGACTCAGGACCTCCTCCGCTCTGCTGATAACTGGGTGCATGCCCGCGAAGGTATGATTACCAAAGGCATTGCTCCCATTCATTATCCAAATTGAGGGTGACTCATGACTGTGAACGCAGAAGACCTAACACCGCAAGTATTCCCACCTGACCCAAAGACCCGGAGTGCGGTACTCCCGGCCCAGGCGCAGCTAACCGTTGGCGCCCGCGCAGTGACTCATGGAGAACCCAACCGGAGTTTTCAGTATGCCGCCGATAGGTGGAACCTGTACTTGCACCACTCCCTCGGACTCCCCCTCAACACGCTCTCAGCGTACGACGTGGCTCGCATGATGGCTGACTTGAAGCAGGCGCGTGCCGACGCAGGCGATCGAACGAATCATGAGCACCTTGCCGATACAGTCGGCTACCTAGGTCTGGCTATTGACCTAGAAGGCTTCACCCCGCCAGAAGTTTAAGTCCCCTGACGGAATCGAAACGACCGGTATTCCGCAACGAGTTCCTGAACAAGTATCTCGAACTCGTTGAAGATACCGAGTCACCTCGACTGTTCCATGTTTGGAGTGCGCTCGCCGGAGTAGGTGCAGCGATGGGGAGGCGTGTGTGGCTGCCGTTTGGTAGCGATCCCCTCTATCCGAATCTGTATGTCGTATTGGTCGGGACTCCTGGTAGCAGGAAGTCAACCGCCATGAAGGTCGTTGTGCGTCTGATGCGGGACGGCACTGGTATACGATTCGCACCCAAGGATACAGCGGGACAAAGACAGGGGCTGATCTTGTCCATCGAAGGCGAACACGCGATGGACGAGGAGTTGAACGATCAGCTAGGGCAAGACCAGAAGCTGGTGGACTTGACGTTAGATCAGCTCGGGAGTCTTACCTTATCCTCAGTGGCAGATCCGCGAGACAGGCATACAATGTTCGTCGCGGCCACGGAGTTGACAGGGTTTATCGGGCAGAACTCTAGCGGGATGTTGGAGTTCCTGTGTCAGATGTATGACGGCGAGGACTACGATTACCGAATTTCCCAGGGTGGGAAGGGTAGGAGTCATCTGCTGAAGGAGCCCTTACTGAGTCTTATTGGGTGTACTACGTCCGCGAGTATTGCGAAGAATATGCCCGCCGAAGCATCAGGTCAGGGCTTCCTGAGTCGTGTCATTCTAGTGCATGGGAGTAAGAAGTACAAGCTAGTCCCACGCCCGAAGCCGCCCCCGCAGCAACTCGTGGAGGAAGTGCGGCAGATCTACCAGGAGATTTACTACGAGTTCAACGGCGCCATGAAGGAAACGCCAGAAGCTATTGAGTACACGGCGAATCTTTATGGTAGGCCCGGAACGATTACGGATAGCCGCTTCGTGTATTACCAGGAGCGGAGGTTCGTGAATCTGTTGAAGTTGGGCATGTGCTTTGCCGCCGCCAGGAAGAGTCAGCTGATCGAGTTGCAAGACTACGAGGAAGCGCAAGTGTTGTTGCAGGCAACAGAGGACACTATGCCCGACGCGCTTGGTGAGTTCGGCATGAGTAAGATTGCCGCCGCGAAGCAGTTAATTGTGGAGTACCTGGCGAATCAGGAGGTCCCAACTACCCTGCCGATGCTGCGTGCATTGACTCACCGAGACCTGACGCACCACGAGTTGAACCCCGCGCTGGAGGATTTAGTCACAGCCGGGTCGATCATTCGTGATGAGTCGTCGGGGAGTGTGCTGTATCTAGGGAAGAAGCGCGTGAAGCAAGGAGATCGGCTGGTTGAGTTGTTAGCTTCGCAGGTAGCAGAGTGAGGATAAGATGAGCGGAATGGAATGGTATAGAGCGCGAGTAGGCGCCGCGATTAAACGAGCTGAGTTGATTTACGTTGATCCGGAGTGGGTTCCTGCCACTAACTGTGACTCCACGCAAGCAGCCGAAGTTTCGCATAGATTGGCGCTAGAGTTCCGCTTTGCTATTGCGTATCAGATGAGCGGCGCGCGGATGACTCTGTGCTTCCGGAGCAACCGGAAAAATCCGGAGGCTTCCGATGCCGCCAAAATTGCCAGAGGATTCGGAAGTAACGTCACCCACTTCAACGATATAGGCGTAGGCTATTGTTCGCTTTACTACTGGGTGAATCTAGTAGAGAAGAGTACGGTACTCAAGCCGCCCGAACTACTCGTCGCCCGCCTGGAAGAACTCAAAAAGAAGCCCCTGAAGTGGTGAGTCAAACCACCCCAGGGGCCCCTCCAATGACCGATACCGAAGCACCAGCCACCCCACTCTATGCTGTTTAGGGTCGTATTCCTACTCTGGATCATCGCCATGCTAACGGCGATGGGGACTCTCGCGTACCGGACTATTCCAGCCGCGTTCCAGCCTGCATTATACGACTCACAGCATCCATATCGGGAGAACCTTTTAACGCTTCCAGCAGCTGATTCTGCATTCGACTAGAGCGTGCTCCCATAATCGTGTCTCGTATCCAAGTTCCTGCCTGGGCAGGATTCCCGCCAATAGAAAGGTACTCCTTCAATGCCCCAGTTGCCTGAGACAGATCACCTGACCGCGCCGCAGCCCGAGTCCCTAATCTTAAACGCTCTCTCTTCGATAACTCAATCGACTGAATCTGACGCTGACGGTAGTACGCGTCGATTTCTTTCCCCTCCTGCATTGGTCGAAATCCTGCGATTCTTGCAATCACACTTAGAGTATCAAGGGTATTCTCCGATATCACATTCCCTTGTCGATCTACCGAGTACCCGGCCGCCATTTCCATCCATCCCCGAAACGGACGATTCACAGAGAATGTACCCATTATTTCAAGCATTTCTTGAGCAGTTACACCTGGGTGCCCTTCTCGAAACATATCGACTCCACGACCGATTGCTTGGAGTGTTGTCCGTGCAACATTCAACGCGGGGATCTGACTCGGATTCATCACTGCTAATCGCGGAGTTGTGTCTGCCCTTGTGTACAAATTTACTCCGTCAACACCAAAGAGTTTTGGAAGCGATGATAGAGTTCCATGCAGAACTGCGTCAGCACCAGGACCTAGACGCTCTTGTAGACTCCTTACAGGATCCAAAGTTCCGTCGCCCTGTCCATGGGCTAGCAGAGCGGTATACTGACCCCATCCAGGCAGAGTCGACGCTCCGTAGAGAGACGCCTGCATCGCAGCCTGAGTTGTGAGGGCTCGCTTATTCCCCGTCTCCACATAGCGGAAGATTCGCTGGAAGTAGTTCCACATGTAGGTTTGGAAGAGTCCTAGTGGCAGCCCAACCGCACCTTGGAACATCTGTGGACGGTTGCCCGAGCGATAATCTCCGATCACCTGATTCGCAAAGTTGTGTGCGAAGTTGTGAACGTCCACATCGTCCGTCATCTTCATGATATCGCGGGCTACGTGGACTCCGGACATGTGGCTCCAGGCCCGCGAAAACTCCTCAGACTTATCACTGAGTCCGCCCACCCACTTGTCCGCATTTCGCTGGAAGTTGTGCCAGGTATCGTTGACGTTACGAGGCTGGCCCATCGTCATGTGGATTTCCGCCACCTGCTGGTCCAGGAGTCCCATCTCCTTGGCAATCTTATAGTCGTGTCCGCCCCGCTTGCCGCCTCTCCACGAGTGCATCATGCCCCGCATCATGATTTTAGCGGAGTCAGGGTATGACAGCGAGCCGCCTTCGGTGGGCACCGTGTGTCCCCAAGTCTGCGTCCGCTGTAAGTAAGCCGCTTCAGACTCACCAGGAATCCGCCGGAAGTGCGCGAGCACCGCTGGCATTGTATTCACGACTCCAGTCACATTGAGGATAGGATGCGCAATTTCTCCCCATCTGAGGACCAACGCACTAGTTATTCTGTTTATCTCCGCCGTGAGTCCCTGCAACTCGGGGGGTGGTTTGATGTTAAACCTGTTAGCCGCAAACTCTACCGCGGTTTCGAAGGGAAGGTGCTCCCCCATGTCTCCCTTGAGTCGGTTGAAAAGGCGCTCATCCGCCGTCTGACGTCCCAGCGTCTCCGCGACCTTACCAGCTATGTGCTTCCTAATGCCGAGTCCTTGAGTCTTCTCATGAAGCGCCCGAAGCAGTACGTTCGCGGAGTCTTCAGCCCAGATGTAGCCAGCCCCCAGGCGTGTATCGTGACTGAGTATTCGGTTGCCGAGCATCGTATCTACGTATCGGTCGAACACGTTTTTGGATCGCGTGCCGGTGGAATCGCGTGCACTCTTTGGAGCCCGAATGGAGCGACTCTGCGCTTTCGCGTAATCAATCTCCGATGCAAATACAACCTTAGTGACGTCCCGACCCAATCGGTTGATTTGATTGTTAATCGACGTTATGAATCCTTCAATGTTGCCCGCTTCGACGAGGGGGGAGGCGCTCGATCCCTTGGTAGCCTTACCGAGTTGAACGGTTGGGATGGACGCATCAGCGATTTCAAACCAATGAAGGTCCCAGACTCGTGCGTGTTCCCGGACTTCGTCCAGAGTCAGGCTTACCGCCTGTTTTTCAGTTAGCATCTGCTGGACTACCGGCGAGTTCTTCATCCGAGTCAGCTCTGCCGGAGTATCAGCAACAAGAGAGTGCATTATCGTTGAGCCGTCAGCCGATGAGACTACGAACTCAACATGTTTGCCCGTGTAATCCCGAGGGGGAATATGCCACGTTTTATTACCGACCTCACTGAAGCCTTTGGCGCGCATTATAGCGTTAGTCTCCCCCCGGAGTCGTTGGCCGACGGCGTTCAAAGCTTGTATGCCCTCGTACGCGGGTCCATCGAGTACCGCGGGCAGCTTGGGATTCCCCCCGATGGAAGGCATCAAAGCCTCCTGTGGGAGACTCTCCCCAAAGAGTTGCCGCCACTTCTGCTTATTGAATTGATCTTTTGTATCCAGAGCGAAGCCGAACACGACTTTACCCTCGTGTTCTATTTCAACCGGCGCCTGCTTAAGAGTCCAGCCGTGGCGTCTGGCATTGACCCACTGGTCAAAGAATGCGCGAGACGTCTCACCTTTGCTGCTTTGCAAGTGACCAAAGACCTCACTCAACTTGAGGCCACCGACTTCTTCCAGCGGTTCATTGAAGATTCGAGTAGTGTACTGACGCGTGAGTTTTTCCGCCGCCATGCGAATGTCCCCAGCGGCGATAAGTACCGAAGAGTCCCGATTGGCAAAATGCTGATATACGGTCGCCCCTTGAACCATACGATTCCCGCGACCTGGCAGCGCGCCCTGAAGGAGCCCGTCGGAAAGTTCTTCCATGTTCGAGGCGAGTTGGTGGCTTTTACTCCCAACGATTTTACCGAACATGGAGCTCACGAATCGGGATTTGGCTGGATCAGCAAGTTCTGCAAATTGCAGCGCGCGCGTCGTAGCTTGGTGTAGCGCGAAAACTTCCTGAGTGTAGTCCAGAGGAGTCAGGTTTTGCTTCCAGAGAAACAGCGTCTGAAGTGGCTGGCCTGCCTCATTATGCCCCATTTTGAAACTGGAGCCCAGCAGGTCAACAGAGGAGTCCGCGAAGTCGACTTCCTCAAGCGCGTTCCGAAGTTTGGAAATCTCCTGAGTCATAGTGGCGTGGGTGTAGTTGTCGAGGTCCCCGGTGGCCCGTCGAGCCTGGAGGAACAACTCAATCGACGAGTCGTCCTGGTCAGTAGCCCGCTCCCACGCTTTAGCCCGTGGGAAGTTAAGAGTCTCCCGCTGCTGGGTCTTATTAAACGGGAAGCGCGTATCGACAGCACTCGCCTTGTCTCGGGCTTGATTCCATAGCGTCGCCTTCTCCTTGAACGAGAGAGCGATACTGTCTTCCCGACTCATGTCATCAATCCAATGAACCTCAATGTCGGGTTTGCGCCGTAGGATTTCCTCCGCGATATCACGCTGGAAGAAGTTGCGGTTAGCCCCAACTGTCAGACTCTTTTGAGTCGTAGGAGCTGCATAATGGTTTACCATCTTGGCACCGAGCGCCCAGAGTCCACTCTGCTGGTACGGGGTGAGATTCGCGAAGGTTTGATTGAAGTCGGTCTGTTTACCATTGACGAAAAGATTCAAGTCGTCATCAATAGTGAAGGCGAACGCCCCTCCGCCTTGTGGATCAGACCCCTTCATATCCACGGTAAACTTCCCGGACTTCAGGTCCTGAGTCGCCTTGATGGGCGCATTCTCAGGTGCGTCGGAGTACCGCACGAAGTTGCCAGACAAGTCAGAAATCGGGATCGTCTCACCATCACGCACCGCCTGAGGAATCCAAGATTCCATATCAGAGGCTTGGACCCGGAGCGCTCCCAGCTGTTCATATGCCTCGTCAAAAGTCAGCCGGAGTTTGTTAAACTTTATGTTCGGGACTGGCTGACCGCGCGCAACCGCGGCCTCAGCGCGCGTGATCTGAGCCTCTAACTTACTCGCATCGCTTCGTAGACTCGTAACCTGGCTGGTCCGGGCGGCCAAGATACCAGTCAGTTCCTCATGACTCTTGGGTCCTGCCCGCATTGTGTGAGTCCCGAAGAACGTAGTCGGGTCCATCCCCACCGCGTGGCGAATCTGTGCCGCTGCGCCAGGACTCTGCGACAGAGGCCCCTGCCCCACAGTGATGCCCGCAAATCCCCGCCTCCATAGAGTCTCGACTCTTGCCAAGCCCTCGTCGAGATACTGCGTGGCCACCGCCATGAGGGAGCCCTTGTGTCGAGCATTAGTCGACTCCAACCGTGCTGCCTGCATATTTGCGTCAGCTGCTAGGAAGTAATTCGTGGCGTCCACATCGTGACTGCCATTACGGGGGCCCAGCGGAGTGATTCCACCCGACTCCGCCATACCCGCAGCCTTCTTTTGCGTGAGGTCGATTCCGCCGACGTTGCGTGCAGCCGCCGCGCGCGGGTTGTTGAGTACGAACATCTTGCGCGAGATATAGTTAGTACTGATTGTGTTGACGATTGGGCCGATGGCCGCTCCAATCGCACCCAGAGCAATATGAGTCGTGGCTTTCATCTCTTCAGGGTAGAGGAAATCACTCTCATTGTAAGCGGCGGCCAGGAGCAACTCAGTGCCCACGCCCAGCTTGAACCCATTGATGGCGCCGATTCGACGCGCTGTGTTTGCGGCAGCCATGCGAAGCGGATCACGAAGTGTAGCCGCTTCTGAGACGAGTCCGTCAGCGGCCTGCTGCTTCGTGATATTGCGCAAGTTCACGAGTGCGCGCTTGTACTTCCCTTCCTTGATGAAGAGGTTGCTGGCGCCGGGAATCCCGCGGGTCATGGCCGCCACTCGGCTGGTGCTGGTCATCAGCTTTGCCGCGAGCGAGGGTGCGGAGAATAGAGTCGCCACGGTACTGATGGCCTCAAATCCCCCGGCGTTCCGCTGGCGGTACTGTTCCACACTGTCCGGACCAAGACTCGTAACGAACTTGTTGATCTGGTCCCGATCGGTGATTCCTACAGAGGAGGAGACAATGTCAAGGGTCTCCGCCACGACTCCCACTGGAGCCGCTACGAGGAATTGGAGGGCCTTCGCGGCAGTCGGGCGTTCCGGGGCTACGAGGGGATCAACCGGAGTCTGGTCGAGTCGTGTTGGATTCCCGCCCCCGATGCTGCTCGGGTCCGTGAAGTCAAGACTGCGCGAGACTTTCGAAGTAAGGAGTGGTTCGCTAGCCATTAGTTGACTATCTTTCTGCCGCCCGGATCAAGGACGGCTTGAATACCTGTGGGGTTTGCAGGGCTGGCGTCTGTGAGTCCGGCTGCGTCGCGAATACGGTCGATCGAGGTCTGGCCCGATGCGCGTCCTGCCGTTGCTTGTTGTGCGTGTTCGGAACTCATGAGTCCCAGGAACTTCAGTATCCCTTGCACCATCTTATCCGATTTCGCTGAGGATTCCGTGATTTTGAGTGCGGCTTGCACGTCGAGGGGAGGAAGATTGGCAATCTTGTCCATGTCCGCGTCGCTAAGAGTCTCAGGACTATTAAGCATCTGACGGATAAACAGCTGAGTCCGCATGGAACCCGCAAATCCTGGCTTGACTGCGGTGTCGTTCACTTCTTTCCAGTAGACCTGCGCGGAATAACTCCGGTTCAGCACGTTCTGCTGGATTCCATCAACCAGTTCTGGAAGCGCAATCAGCGGATCATTCCCGACAATCGCCGCATCAAAGGCCGACGAATCCATGGTGTCTGCCTTCATCCGCTCGGCTAGAGAAGACCGGAACACAGGACTCTTTGCCATCAAGGACCAGATAGTCGCGTCCATTGTCTGGCCCGTGAGTGGATCGACGAGATTACTCAGCCGCTCCAGAGTTCCCGCGGGGCTGAATCGCATTCCAATCACATCGCCAGTTTGCGCGTCGAAGTCCATGTTACGGAGGCTGAACCCAGCGAGCGGGTTCGGAGTGGTGATGCCGTCAGGAGTCTTGTGGTGGGCGCGGACTTCATTGAATACATTAATCGCAGTCTCGAAGGCTCTCTCCTGCATCTGCCCGTTGAACTCGATGGCCGCCGCTTGCATGTAGACCGCTTGCATGGCCGGGTCGTCGAGTGAGACCTTGGTGCCGCCCGCGAGAGTCTTACCCAGAGTCTGCTGAATGAAGGACGCCATCTGCGCCGGATTCTCTAAGTCAATATTCTCAATGTCAGCGGCAAACGCGGCATCTTTCTCCGTGATGTATCCGATGACCGCACGGACTCCAGCGCGATGACCGGCATTCCGCGGGCCCCCAGCAGGGAGTCCCTGAAGGCTCGCCATTATCATGCGCTTGGACAGGTAAGTCAGCGACGCGCGCTGGTCGGGGTCGATATCCTGTAGGAAGGCTCTCGCAACCTTCTGTTCGGACTCGCCGTCGAACTGGCCTACGGCTTCTTCGATCGACTCCGATTGGATTGTGTTGAGGCGCTTCTGTGCGCCCTGGGCAAACTCCGCTGAGATGGCGCCGCCACCCATAAGGACTCCATTAATATGAGTCAAGTAGGTTCCGGCTGCGTGCATCTTATCCAGCACCTTGATGGGGACTTTCCCATTAAACATAGCATGAGTCTGGGTCGCGAGAGAGTTGATGCTGTTGTTGTGCGTGTCGATCGCAACGGTGAGATCCAGGAGACTCAGATCCTGTCCCGCTACAGAGGCTGCGATCCTGCCCCGCGCATCGAGTTTCGCGGCCAACTGCGCCTCAAGAAGGGCGGGAGCGATCTGCATTTGCTGCGGCCCGTGCGGCGTGTTGAGTGTGAGGAAGCCGCCCGAACCGATTCCCCGCTTCAGCTGCGTGACCGAAAGATATCCCGAGATTGCTTTGTGATTCGCTGCGACTCGTTCCTCGGCTGCGTTAGTCAGGTTGAGGTTGGCGAGTTCGATGCCCTGTGCGCGTGCGATTGCCTCGTCCGCATCCTTGAATACCTCGCGGTCGCCCGCTGCAAGTTGCTGCTCTTTCAGGTCTATGTCGAGTCCCGCGGCCGTTTCTTTAAGACCCGCAGTTCTCCCCTGAATCTCTCCCAGAGCAAAGGTCTGTTCAAGGTTCTCCAGAGTCTGTTCGCCCGTCTCAATCCCCAGGAGGGCTTTCTTCTCCCTGAGTGGATCGAGCGTACCGGATTCGAACTCCGCGCGCTTCAAGTTGATCGCGAGCTGCTCCAACTCAATGCGGAGTTTGTCTCTCCGCTGGAACTCCGCCTTGAGCGCCTGATGACTCACAATCCGGCCACCGACATTAGTGAAGTCTTTGCCCGAAGCGCCCATCTGCTGCATGTTACGAGTCAGCAACGTCTGGTCCATGGTCGTAACGGCGAGGTCAGTCTGTTCTTGCTCGTGGAGAGTAGTCTTTCGCGCCTCCTCCCTGCGTTGGAGTAGCATGTTAGCAGCAGAGACTCCAAGCGAGTGGATATCCATTGCGGCGTCAATAACGCTTTCTTTATTCTCCGCGCTATACTCCAGGAGAGCTTCACCGGACTCAGCACGAGCCCTCAATGCCTCATGGCGCGCAGCCGTCGCAGCTTTTGCCGCGCTGATTTGTGAGGCAGTCGTGGAAACTTTACGAGCCGCTGCATCCCGCGCAGCCGTTGCGCGCCGGACAGAGAACTCCTCACCTTGCCCAAGCAGAGTCATGGCATTTGTGAGGAACGCAGGCTTACCCAGCAAGTCCGTCCGGTGGGCGTCCGCTTTAGTTAGGGCCGCCGTAGCCGGAGTCAGTTCCTGCATGAGTTGTTCGATTTCCGCGGCGCCAGATCGAGCATTGAGTTCCATGCCCTGAGTCGCACCAATCACGCCAGGAAGATGCGCGTCAACGACTTTCTGGTGAGCCCCGGTGGCTTCACCAATCACAGTCGCCGCCTTGGCGCCCTGAGTCTCTAGCGAGTTAAAGACGTCGTCGATTTCACTCATAGTCGCTGCCCTCCAGTAAGAGCGCCAATCAAGTCAAAAATCGAGCCAGTGTCGCCGATGTTGGCGCTACCTGTCCCGGACTCTTCTGTCTCCACCAAGCTACGAACCAGCTTGAGGATTTCCTCTTGCTGTACTGTCTCCGTGACTTGTTCTGTTTCGCTTGTTTCCGACTGCGAGGCCTTGACAACCTGGCTGCCTTCGCCACCTTTAACCGCTGTCGTGAGTCGAGCAAGAGAGTCGCTGAGAACTCCCGCGGCCTGCAACTTCGATTGCGCCACGGTGCCTGCGATCGTCTTAGCCAAGTCCTCACCTGCGTAGCGTTCCAGTTCCCCTACAAGGGAGTTAGTCTTACTGGAGCCGCCGACTCGGTTTGCGGTAGATTGAATCCCTGGGAGGACCACCTTGTTGAACTCGCGGACTGCGGAGGTCGTTTGCGCGTCTGCCAGTTCTTCCGGATTGATGCCCGCCAAAGCCTTGGTGGTTGAGTCAGCGCTGCCGGTGATTGCGGCATTGAGCGACTTGATTACTTCCGGCCCAAGCTGTGATAGATCAGTGCGACTCGCAGTCTCTTGCGCGCCCGTGGCCTGTCCCGCCGTCGTGCCGACAGTCTTGGAACCTGTAACCTCCTCAGACGTATCCGCAGAGACTCGCTTACCGACAGAACTCGAACTCTCATCCTGGGTTTTCTCACTCCCAAAGATCGAGCCGAAAAGGTCCTTGAACGAAGCCATGTCTAACCCTTCAATCTTGCGAGAACGGATTCAATCGTGGGGAACTCAAAGAAGACCCCGTCGCGCTTGGAGTCGAATTCTTCCTGGATTTTCTCATACGGATCAAGTTCTTGCTCAGCCGCATTATCGGCGATCGCGGAGTCAACGGAACTCTCCGGCGCAACCGCATCAGAGTCCCCCGGAAGCGATAAGTCGTCAAGGTTGAGTCCGCCCTCTTCATTGGTACCCTTGACCCCACCCAGAATTCCATCCAACTCAACGGACTTGCTACCCAGGTCAAACGCATTAGCTGCTTTACCTACGATGAGTCCAGCCGCGGGACCTGCAACAAGTCCAGCAAGAATCCCAGGGAGGCTGACTTCAAGATTCATGTTAGTCTGTCCTGGGATCACGGTATCCATCGACTTGGTGATGCCGAAAAACCCGCCAACTTTGCCCCAGAAGGAGTCGTTATATTCCTCAACAGCCTTAGCCGCTTCCTGATGCAGAATGTCTGTGAGTTCAGCATCATTAAGCAGGACATTCTCGTAGGGATTCGCCGTACTGACATTACTCGGCGTCTCGTTCTCGCTGATCGCCGCTTCAACGTCAGCTTCGCTGGCTCCGAGTCCCGGACCTAGCCCAATGTCCTCTGCACTAGCCTGGGGCATTAATCGTCATCCTGGTCTAGGCGGCGAAGGATCCGGTCAAGTGCCTTCTCGACTCGCACCTGGCTATTATAATCCGTTAACGCCTTGGCCTCAAATTGCGCTTGCATGACACGCTGCTGAGTCACGACCTCGGTGAGGACTTTATCAATCTCCTCAACTCTATCCGAGTTGCCCTCTGCGAGAGCCTGCACGGTAGACAGGCCGCCATCAAGACTCACCCACAGTCCGCCCGCTACGAATGCACCCGCTATTGCAGGAACAATCATGCGAAGCAAAGGCCGCAGATTCAAGAACGATTCAGTCTTTTCAAGCATTATACCCACAGGCGGTCACTCCGGTCACTCCGGTCCCCAGTTTCCAGGCCAGTAACCCAAACGAGTCTACGCTTTTACTTCTGCGATCGCGAGGGCTTCTTTCTGCGCTTTAATCACGGAGTCACAAAAGTCCACGACATCTTGAGAGACTGTGGCCCATGTAAGCGACTGAATAACTCCAACGACGAGCATCCATTCAGCTTCTTCGAGCAAGAGTGTATCGCCCTGCTTCAGCTGAGTCAGCTTGTCGAGCAGCCCCACGCGTTCGCGGATTCCCTCAATTTGAAGTCCTGCGGGCCCCGCGCTGCCAATCCCATCCAGGAGGAGTTGACGATAGTCGATCGCGGTAATCTCTTCGGTAGCTTCGCGGTAGAGTAGATGAATCTTACGTGCCATGTGACTCGTTCCTTATTTGGGGGTTTGGTGGCTAAGCGTTAAACGGTGCCGGTGCAAGGTCCGGCCTCACGATATTGGCGGGCACCGCTTCCGCCCAATCCAGAATCTGTTGTGGGAGTCCGCGAGCTGTGAACGCGGCCCGGATCTTCGTGTTGAACCCAGGGAGTTCCGCCGACAGCGTATCAAACAGCGCGTCCATCATCTCGTGATTCTGCCAGATAGCACCGAATGCGACTGCCATCTGCTTCCCGCCCTTGAGCATCGCACGATCCCCGGCATCCCACTCATCGTCGGGCACCACATCAATCAGCCGCGACTCGCCCAACTGATCTCGCGTATACACGTTGGTGTCGAATCGAGAAGGGAGGATTCTGTATGCGGTCTCTGGCGCTTCGAGTGACTGCCATATCATCTGCGACCGCACCAACGCTGCATCATCGTAGGAGTCAAAGAAGCTGCCGTCCGCGCCATCGTATGCGAAGTCACCATCCTCATCAATCAGGAACATGGCGCGCCGGTTGTTCGCATTATCGACTCGATGGAAGCCAAATAGAACACCGTTGGCATCCCAATTCGCGCGAGCGTTTGCACTGGTGACCTTCGCCGCTTTGAAGGTGTAAGGCCCGGTGCCGTTGATCGTCATGGTCGTTGCGGGCGAGTTGTTTTGCGCGACTACCGAGGTGAATCCCTCCGCCGTAGCCCCGGCAGTGATGTGAAGCAGGACTCCGCCATGCGTTGAGTTGCCCTTACGGATCGCCATGAACGTGTCGGTTTCGTTGTAAGTAGTGATGCCGTGGGCAACGTCCGACGACTTCAGCGAAATGATATCGTCGTCGAACCCGCCCTGATTGATCGTGAGTCCCCGACTAATATTCGCGTTATCCGTCTCCCCAATAAACAGCGCGCCGTCGCTATCGAGTCGCATCCGCTCGACGTCGGTCGCATCCTGCGCCGGGGAAAACACCATGTGCGAGTCATCTGCAGTGGTGCCACTGTAATCGCCCTTGCGAACCGACCTGATAGAGCCAGCCGGACTCCCATTATGCCGAAAACTCAACGATGAGGTTTCATCCGTCGAACCACTCGCCGCGCTGTTGTCGATGGTTAGCGCGGTGTCGCCGCCGTCATTCGCCTCGACTAGATGGAGTCGCGTCGCCGGAGTCGCGGTGCCCATCCCGATGCGATCGTTGCCCGCGTCGAGGTAGAATAGGTTCACGTCGGCATCCCCTTCGAATCGGAGATCGACATCGGCGCCTAGTTCATTAAAGACTCCAGTTGCCAGGTCCTGAAGAATCGTAGTACTGGCCAACGCAAGTAAGGCCCGACCTCCTGAGGTGGTGGTCAAAGCCGCGATCGCGGTAAGATCCGAGTCCTTCGCCTGATACGCAGCAGCGGCAAGTGTGGCACTCTGGAATAAATGCCCGCCCGCCGTCGACCCATCGTGGAGTCGCAGCGTATTCAGGTCAGAGTCCATAATGATCTGCCCCACGGGTCCCGTGTAGGCATCGGCGACTGCAGTAGTCTGCCGCGCGTTCTGAACGACTTTAGTCATGAGTCATTTCCTCTAAATCCGTCCTGTTAATGTGCCCGAAACCTCAAGTGATTGCAAGTGTAATGATTGCCCTACTGTGAGTGCCTCAAAACGAATCCGGTGACTCACGCCGTTATCATTCAAAGCGTAGAACCTCCCGTGAGGGAATCCACTATCTTGCAGTACTGGAGTTACGGTTAGGTAGGGAGTATGGCCATCGTTAGTTCCGATTACCGTGAGGTCGAAGTCCACGATTCCTGTCGTACCTTCGCCCCAGTCTTCCGTCCCGGAGAGAGCATTCCAGTCTTCGTCTTCTGTCCCGTCCGCGATTGTATTCCAATCAATAAACTCTGAGTCGATGTCATCGCTCTGTTGATGCCCGACCATCATATTCGTAATCGCGCTAGTCTCATCTGGGTACTGCTGCTCCTTGAATCGGAACAACCCAATCTCAATGAGTGCATTAAGACCCTGGAAAATGGCAGGCGGAAAGGAGATACTCTCGACTCGAAGATCATCCTTCATTACCATCGCATCGCCTAGCGTGATATCACTCCCGTCGTTCCAATCCTCACTCCCGAACAACGCATCCCAGTCCTCATCGGTGCTGGCGAACTGCCAGTCTATGTGCTCCTCAATGGACGAGTCAGGAAAGGAGGGAATGTTCTCCAGCGTATCCTCGTAGGTAACCCACGAGAATGTAACGTAACTAAGAGCTGTCCCCCGCGCGTATAGAGAGCGCATACTGTGGGCCGCCATTGCCTGCGACTGCGGGAAGTGGAAGACTCCATTAGAATCCTTCCACACATGCTCCGGCGGAAACTGGTTGAACTTGGACGCAAGCGAGTTACTGAAATTCGTCTCTCTCCGGGAGAGTCCGCTCCAGCGCATCAACTGACCCTTCTGGTTCACATAGCCCCAGAAGTATTGTTGGCTCGAAGTTGAGTCCAGTCTGATAGGGAAGATGCCGTAATGGCCTTCCGAGAACACGCCAAGCTTCTTCAACGAATCGTACATTACGTACGAAATGCTATATAGCGGGGCGAGTCCTGTGTACCCGAGGGAGATAAAGAACCGCTTCGTGTCCGTATCCCACTCAAGCCTCACCGAACTAGCCACAGTCTCGGAGGTTTTCTTATTGATCTCTTTGATGAGGAACTCGTTGAACACGGCGTCATACGGAGTCGGCAGCTCACCTTCTGTCTCGTAAATCCCCGTAGAAGTCGCGAACACCACTTTACGATCTTCATGATTCACCGCCGCGAAACTGCCAAGGAGTTTGTAGCTGTGAGTCAACGCGCGGTGTTCGTAGACCAGCGCGTCGCCTGTGAATAAGGCCCGAATTATCCCTTGGCTTGTGAAGACCAGGAATCCCTGTTGGAACTCAATCGCCATCAGCGGCGTGCCGCCCACCAAGGAAGTCGCCTGATTACCGGCGCCTGTGGTAAGACTCGTGGTCAGATCTGTCCCGTCATCCTGCGCGCTCCAGCTGTAACTTGTGGAGCCCAGCACAACGAGTCGGCCATTACTCAGGCAAACAGCGAACGCCCCATTGGGCAGCTGGCCACTCGGGTGAGTTTCAAACAACTCAGTCGCTGCGTCGTAGTAAAGCACACCCTGATCCGGGTGCCCTATGTATTGAATCGAGCCCACTACGGCACAGGTCCACCGATGGACGGTAGTCGTAGCAGTCGCGAACCGATGGAGAGTAACGATCCGTCCAGTTGTCGAGTCGAACAGAAAGATGCCCTTGGTGGTGAAGTACCACACATCGCCATTATCTGCCTGAATACTCTGGAATCCATCAGGATCCGAGATAATCATGTCCGAAAGAAACTCGGCTCCGAATCCTGTCTTCGGCCCGTCCGCATCAAAGACCACATTCCGCCCGTCAACAAGATGAGGCTCCGCCACCTTCCGCGAATCAATCGCGGGGAGCAGACCCTTAAAGTCTTGCTGTTCGTCGTTGAGGGGGTTTAATACAGGAATGCTTGATACTGGACTGGAAGGGTTTCAGAGTCGGTGATGGTCTTGGGGGCCGCCAAAGCCGCACCGATCGACAATAGAGTCCCACTGATCCCTGTCTGGGTATCCGCGAGAAAGAGCCGGGTAATCGCGGCATCAAAAGTACCGCCACTGTTCGCGGCGAATGTCAGAGTCTTACTCGTCATACTGACTTCGCCGTTCGTAGTGTCCAGAGTCGGCCAGCCGGTCGCATCCCGCGAGAGCCCTTGGCGTGCGTAGCCACTGACTCCGATCGTGGGTTCTGTCACGGCAGCCGCCGAAAGCGTGAGGGCGTCGTCTGGAGTCGCAGCGCAAAGCCCCATGTACCAGTTCGCGCCCGAGGCAATCAATGTCTCATCGGCCCGAAAGATCATCTTCAGGTACTCAGCTTCTCCAAGATTCGTCAGCGTATTGGGGAGCACCTCAGCCGGTGCATCCAACAGAGTCGGATCATGGATTAAGAATTGTCCTCGCATGGGTCCTCCAAACCTTGTCGCCTATCCAGGTTGCATCCGAGTTTTAGGATTCTACCCATCCACTCGTCTACTTGAATGTCGTTTAGCGCCTCAATCTTGTCCAGCACGTGGCTGTTCGGCCACTCCATCGGCGGACTCAGATTCTGTATCGGCGGGGGCGACACGGGTGTGCAAGCGGTTATACAGATCGCCACGACTAAATACTTTAGCGTCCGTTTTTGCATCTTCGCGGAGTCCTTTTAATCCCGCTGTCACGTTCTTCAGCGCTTGGTCCCGGCGACCCTCGTTACGCAACTCTTTGTCCCGCATAAGAGTCGCCAGGAATTGCGCGAACTGCACAACAGCAAATAGGAATCTACCCCAAGCAATCATGGTGCTAGGAGCTGTTATTGACGCCAGCGCGTAGAGTCATCAGACCCGCACCAGCCAGCATTTCGGGAACCTTGCTGAAGAACTCAGCGGTGGTGACGTCGCCAACCGCCCAGCCCACGAGGGCCTGAACAATGATGAGCATCCCCAAGATATAGGTTCGCTGCCCTTTCAGGAAGCCTCCCGTAATCAAGTTAAACAACCACATGACTCGTTTCCTTTTAGCTAAACCAGGGAGATGATACGTAAAATTCCCCGACAGCGTAACTCCCCGCCTTGCTGCCAGTAACTACTTTACGAGCGAAGGCTATATCAAACGTAACACTCGCGGAAGAGACCTCGTCGTCGTCTGTCCACGCAAGGGGTTCTTGTGCAGAATGAGATTCCGCGCCTTTGATTCCAACGGCTTGACGGTTGGCGCCTTGAACCAACACCCACCCATAGCTGCCGCTCGCTGGCACTGAGTCCTGAGGCAACAATCCACATGCGAGTCCAGCTGCCGAAGCGGAGAAGTCATTGGTTACAATCCAATTGAATGTGGCGGCGGCTGCAAGGAATCCAACAGGGCCGCCAACTCCGGCCACCATCGTGCTGAACTTGACATAACGAACAACGGACATACCGTAAGCACTACACCAAAACTTCCCTCTTGCCCCTAGCGGATACTCTTGAGTCGTGCGGACGACGGAGATATGCTCGATGCCAATTTGACTCACCCCAAGGGAGAGTTCGCGGAGATCGTGGCGGAGAAGCAGGAGAAACCGGTCGGAGATTCCTGGTTCGCGAGAAGGAGTATGAAGGAACTCGCGGCTCACATCGCACTCACTTGCACGAACGCCTCAGTCGTGTAGAGGGCCGGGCGCTGTCGCTGATACAGGGAGAAATGAGTCGCAGCTCTCTCCGTGTCAGCCTGCAACTTATACACCTTAGCCAGCGATCCCTCGCGGACCAGATCGTCCCAATCTTCCAGCAGCCAGTTGGTGCTGAGTCCCTCTGCGATCACCTTCTCTGCCGCCGTCGTGGCGGTAAGGTACGAGTAGGCCGCATCCCCGTCCGCTTCAGTCGTAGGGAGATCCCACGATGCGGGACGTAGGGCGGACTCGTAATAAGCGAGATGCTTCGGAAACTGGTAGTACGCAATATCAATCACATCTCCCGAGAGTCCATACCCAGAGAAGTAAACAACCTTGCCCGCGCGGTAGTAGAAGTGAGCCACGCGATTCTGTCCGACTCCAGGGCGCAACGCCTTCGCATACGCGCCCTGGGGATTCTCCCGATCGGCCTGGCCTTGGTATCTTACCGTCTGCATTCGCTGGAATCCCGCAGGAGTAGTCCACGAGAACCCGCTGTTCGCATCAGCGGTGAGTTGATCTTCAATCAAGTTCTTGTCGAAGAAGAACACTCCACCCTTCTCATCCGAATGCAACTCACGAATCGTCTGGTTGACGAATCGCTGAATCGCTACCGTGCGATCTGGTCGCGCCGACAGCGAGAGAATCTCATCAACCAGTTGTGAGTATGTGGTGGCCATAGAGTCGGTTACTCCGCAGAGGCTGATTGGTCGCCGACCAATTCCGCCAGAGTCCGGCCCTTCGAAGGATCGACAGAGGCGGCAGTCTCGCCAGGGGTAAGAATCTTGCGCTCCTTAGCTTCCGTCGCTTCCGTACGCGCGGGAGGAGGAGTCACCTCAGTGGGCATCGTAACCTTCTCCACCTGAACCGCATCTTCCTCAGGACCGTCGATCGCGTCGGTCATCGCTTTGACCCGGGCCTCCGCTTGAATCGGGTCCACGCCTTGGCGAATCAAATCCTCCACGGTGGAAATCGTATCATCCACCCGACGAACTCGCTGCGAGGCACCACTGTTTCCGAGTCCTGCCATCGCCTGTGGCTGCTGATGCGCTTTCGCGATTGCGTCGGCGACTGCGACAGACACGGTACGAATGTTCTGGCGGACGATCGGGTCGAGTCCGTCCAGGACTTCCTGAAACTCCGCGATATCTGCCTCACCTTCCAGCTTCAGCTGTCCGTTCAAGAACTGGAATCGGGCAACCTGAAATTTCTGAATCGGATGGCAGGTATAGTTCGCGGTAGAGATTGGGGTAGCGGTCGCTGTAGTATCGTTCATTGACTCATTCCTTCTGGTCTTGACTCTGTTTCAGTTACCGCCTAGAGCGAGCCATCGCCCGAGCCGGTTGCAACTCCACCGGAGATCGCGGTGTAAATGCCGGCCGTTTGTGCCGCCATCAACTCCATCGAAAGTTCCGAAGTGTAGATGCCTTCGTCGGCGTCGACTCCCGAGATGCGCTGGCCGTTCTTATCGTAGCCCTCGATCTGGGTTTTCCGCAACCAACGAGTCCGTAGTGCGCCCGGGTGAAGCGTGTACAACGCTTTCGTCCAGACCGGATTCTCGTTCATCAACGGATGAGTCATGAGCTTGATGGTACCCCAAGGGCAATAGACCTTGGTGACCGCGAGTCCAAACTCAGTCTCGCCGGGTTCCATGTTCTCGACGCCATCTTTCCGAGCCATCACGTTGATGGCCTGAACGACAGTGTTGCCGGTGAACACGATTCTCTCGTTGGGCTTGCCCTTGATGTTGCTTTCAAAGACTTGGCGCCAATGGTTCAAGAGATTCCCGTAGGAAGTCGCCGACGACTGAGCCGCCACCGTGGCACCGTGATTCGTTGCCTGGGTGATGATTCCGTCCATCAAACGCAGCGGCTGGGAGTTGAGATTGCCGATGTGCTTGCGGCCCCACATGAGGGAGCGTTCGATGTCTTCCGCGTGAATGAACGCGCAGTCCATCACACTCTTGCCCACTTGACTCCCGGTGTGGTACTTGATCGCTTTCGCGGTACCCGTCACACTCCAAGAGTTACGGAAAATCTGGGTGACGTTAAAGCGAACGTCGCCGAGATTCGTAACAGCGGTTGGTTTGCTGCTACCTTCCTCGTGAGCATTACCAACTCGCTGCAAGTTGTGCGAGGTGGTGATGGTGGTCTGAGTCGTGGCACCGATACCGCGCGTAACCGTGAGAACATTCGCGGCCACCGAAGAAACCAGGAGATACTCCGAAGTTTCCTCAACGAGCAGAATCGTACCGGCCACAAAGTCACTCGCATCGGCAACCGTAAATGCCGTTGAGTCACCATCGCCATTGACACTCGTAACCGCTTTCCGGCCCGTGAGTTTTACCTCTTCGAACCAGTGAACGATCGTGTCTTGAGCGGGCTTGGTTTGCATCCCGGAACTCAACGCGAGTAGCGGGGCCGAGCCTGTGGGCCAAATTCGCAAGAGTGAACCAGCATAGTCGCCGACTCTATTGCCGACAATTTGCTGGTCACTCGCAAAGACGCCTTTTACAGCCATTGCAGTCCTTCTTTCTTTGAGTCGGCTGACTGGTTACTTCTGCGGCGCGAGTGCCTTGAAGACCCCATTCATCCAATCAACATCTCCGGCAGAATCCCCAGCATCCCCGAGTTCGTTGTAGTCCTCAGAGCCGGGAGCGGGAGTCGGAGTTATCCGCTGACCTAAATCCTTGGCCGACAACTTGTTAGTTGCAGCTAGGAAATTCCGTACTTCCGTTATGGAAGCCGTCACGTTTCCCTTGTTCCGCCGAAGTGCTTGGGCGAAGATAGGAGTGACTACCGGGGCGACTCCCGGATTAGCTGCGAACGGTAGCGCCGCATGAAGAGCGGCAGTTGCCTCGTTCGATCGAATCTTAGTGGACATTGTCGAGGCCATTTTAGCCTCCAACTCAGTCCGCTGTGCCTGCATCGCCTGCGCCATAAACACCGCAGACTTCGCCATGACTCCCCGCAGCATACCACCGATCGCTTCATTCATCGCGATGGGGTCGCCCTGAGTCGCGGCTTGCAAGGCTTCTGGTGGAATCTCGCCAAACTCCATCTTGGCGAAGTGGGCGTCGAGTTGTTCAAGCGGATCAACTGCGGCCGGTGGAGTAGCTACGGCAGGTGGAGTCGCGGGACCACCGTCCGGGGTTTCCTCCGGCGCATTCCAGTAGTCTGCAACGTCATACTCGTTAGTTCCACCGTTATTTTCGGCATTTCCGGATTCGTCGGCGCCTCCGCCGCCTTCATCACCGCCCGGTGGATCTTCATTAGGCATCGAGGAATACAAGGGGTGGTTGAAGCCGCCCACGTATGGGCCGAATCCTACAGGGATAGGATTGAATCGTATGGTCATGTTAACTCGCTTTCTTGGCTTTCTTCAGCAGCGACAAGAGACTCGCAAGGAACAGATGCTCCGTGCGAATCTCATGCAACTCCTGCTTTATTTCCTCAGCTGTTTTGGTCTCGTCGATATTGGAGTACAGTCCGATCAGCTGTTGAATCGAAGCCTCCAGCAATTCAATGAATCCATCAGTCGCCAGGTGATGAAGGAGTAGGTCGCGGTAAGCAGCGGGTAGCTGCTTGAACACTGACTCAGGTGCTAGCTTCATAGTAGTCTACTGCGCGAGTACCGGGGGAGCGTTGGGGTCGGCTTCCGGAATCGCGCCTCCTGTTGCTTCGCTCGCCTGCTTCCGAAACTGAGTCAGGTCGATACGAAGATCCTTGAGTTGGGCCATCGCATTCAGAAGGCCAGGAACATCGAATTGCGTCGCAGCCTCCGGAGACTGTACGATTCGACCCACAAGGGAATCAAGTTCGGAAAGGATACTCGCCCGATCCAGCGTTTTCAGCCCAGCACCAATGGTGAGTCGGATGTCGGAGTCCCGGAACCTTGCCGGATCAACCTCAATCGACTCCCCTGTCTGCTGGTCAATCAGCGTGATCTTCTGCTGGAACTCCATGATGTTCCAATACATCATGAATCGCATCGGACGGAACGCTTGCTCGTCGATCATCTTCGCCATCTTCTGCATCCGGCGAGTGGAGCCTTGAGCGACCACAGACACCTGCTGAGTCACAGGACGATCGAGCCCTGCAATCTCACGCGGGTTGGCCTGAGTGGGAAAGAGCAGCTGGAACAACTCGATAACCATCTGGAGTTGCTGCATTGTCTCCTTCGTGTCCAGGATATTGCTGTTCTGCCAGATCAACTCATTGATGTTCCGGCCTTCGTAGGCAGGATTCAACGGTACCCGCGCAGCCGCTTCTCCCTCGGGAATCTCATCCAAAGGAATCGCAGCACGATTGTAGATGATGAAGTCCCAGATGTTCTTCCGGGTTGCTTCCACATGCGTATTCATCAGGAAGCTGCCGAAGGTCTGGAGGGGAGAGAGAATCTCCGCGATGGACTTCTGATTCGCCCCCAAGTTATCCTCGAATGGAGTGGTGAAGGCTGTGGGGAGTCGCCCATGCGCGTTGGGAATGTGTTCGGTGGCCACGATCCACTTGCCATTCGCGATCGAGATTCGCCAGATCTCCAGGCTATCTCGTCGCTTATCCGCATCCCGCGCGCGAGGCACAAGCCCAAACTGCATGGGATTCAAGTGGATGTACATGTGGACGATCTCGTTGCCGACTCCCCCACTCTGGTGCATCCCGTTGGACATGATCGCATTCCAGTCGTAGTTACTGGCGACCTCTCCGAGTGCTTGCACCAAATCGCCAGTAATGTCCGGCGGCGGCTGGTAGAACTTGTCAGGCCCGAAGGCCGTCTCTGTGGAGTCGAAGATCTCAAGCAACTCCTTCACGTTGAAGATTTTGCCTGCCGCAGCGAGTCGCTTGATACGAAACACCGTCATGGGTTCGACGGTCGCTACAAACTCGCCCTTCGTGTTCAAGTCCACCGGATGAACAGTGGGGTCCATGAGAGTGTTGTACATATCCATGGACTCAAGCGAGTTGCCTTCCCAGATAATCGCGGGCTCTAGGACTGGCTGATTTGCCGGACCATTCACAACCTTCTGCCCGTTCGTCTGGTCCCACTTAACCGTGAGTCCTCCGATATTGTACTTCAGCGCGTCGAAGCTGAATCGAACAAGCTGCCGGAAGTAACTCCGCTCGGCCGCGTGTGAGTTCATCAACTGCACAAACGCGTTAGCTTCGTTTTGATTATCCTTCGGAGCCACCGCAGAGAACATACCGGACTCAGGCGAGAACACCTGAACCAAGTACGTCAGCGCATCGTCCAAGTGAAGGAACACGAGTGGGATGTTGATTGCCGTGGGAGCGGGAGCCTCACCGTCGAGCTGGTGACTCCGGCGTGCACGATCTTCCTTATCCAGCTTCAAGTACGCGTAAACGTCCTTGTCGATCGCATTGTACCGAGGGATAAGGGAGTCCCGCTTCTGTTTCGCCACACGCAAGCGCGGGAGACAGTAATTGAGTAGCGCGTCATGCGCCTTTAGATTCTTAAACGGATGGCGCCCAGAGACACCTGACTCTGGGAGTTTAATCTGTAGTTCAACTGGATCGTCCATTTAATGCCTCGCTAAGCTGATTCCGTAACGGGGTTTCCCGCCACGAATCTCATTTGGCCCTAGGGGCTTTGCGGACGCCATTATGAGGAACAAATACTTGTCTATCATCTGGAGTCCGTATGCAGCCGCATCAAGCAAATCATCCTCATTATCCGTCCGAGTCTTATCAAACGCCATGATCTGATTGGCTAGAGTAAGGTCAAACAGAGGAATCGCGTAATTCTTCCTTGCCATTGACTCGATAAAAGGCGTGATCCGCGCCAGTTTAGACGCATTCCCAGTGGAGAGTGGGGCGATCTCGTAGTCTAAGTACGGGTATTCGATAGCCATAGCCAGCTTGAAGTAGGCGTGAAAGGAACTGTTAGCCCCACCTGTCTCCAACCCAACGACTCGTACGTTCCATTCAACCATCTTCTCCGCTATCCGGTCAACGAGGATTCCTTCCTTAGCCTTCCCCATCCAGTAGTCCGCGACTATAGGACACGCGTCCTCACGAATCACATGTACCGCGATCGCAGTCTTATTACTGTATGTCTGTTGAGTGAATGCGGCATCCACGCAGATAAACGCGGCCTTCGCTTCCTCTGGAATAGGAGGATGGTCATAGAAGATTGACTCCTCACTGAACCCATTACCCCCACTGACTGGCATATTCATCATTTCGGCCATCCAGATGTGAGCTAATCCTAGACTCGCCTCCTCCTGGTAATCCTCCATCAGCAACTTCAGAGGCCAACGATCAGGCCAGAGCGGAACGAGTCCTTCCTCTGACCTGACCAACGCACCATACACGACGGGATTCCACCGCTTCTTCGCACTGAGGCGGGACAGGAGACTCGTTCGGGCCAGCATATTGCCGATCCAGATGATCTTGATTCGCCGACCGAGCGCTTTTAGAAGCGTACCATACACCCACTCGTCGAGTGCCTTCTGTAGCGCCTCGGTCTTAGTGTTCTCCCTGTCCTCCAGATCATCGCTGACCAGGAGATCGGGACGTTGGTTGTCGATGTTGAGTCCGCGAACCTGCTGCCCTGCACCCATCGCGCGGAGGATACACCGCTTACCCACTTCCCCATTGATTCCAGGGATGCGAAATATCCATAACCCCTCAGTCTCCGACTCTTTCTCGAAGGTGATGGAGCCATAGATGGTCTTGAAGTTCTCCGATTGTAGGAACGCGATGATATCCCTACACGCATTCTTTGCGATAGGACTCGTGTTACTGAGATACACGCAGAATCGGAACTTGGTAAACAGGAAGTACCAGATAACCCCGAGTTTCGCTAGGGTGGTCTTAGCGTGATCTCGGGGAATCGCGAGTAAGAGTCGTTGGCGTTCAAGGTCCTTGATCTTCGAAAACACCTCATGGTGAATCTCAGGAACCTCGAACTCCAACTGCTGGTGCAGGAAGAACTCTAGGAGGAACTCTGTGTCAGAGTAGAGGAGTCGCTTGGTATCCTCCACATCAGCCTGCGCGAGGCCCAACTGATGTTCAAGAACCTTAGTGGCTGACTCTAAGTCTGACTCAAGGATATCCTCTGGGAGCCGTTTCAACGCGCAACACCCCCGAGCGCATCCTCGAAGAATCCCCGGACGTCACCCTCACTGAGGGCATTCCGGGAAGGCTCCTTGGACTCCACTTCCTGAGTCACTGTCACGGTAGTCTCAACCTGGCGCTCGGGCTCGGCCCCATTTACCCTAGGGATTTCGAGTCGCTGCTCCTCCTGCTTACTAGCGCCTAGCTTCTGAATCATGCGCTGAGACAAAGTGATAACGGCCCGGGAACCTGAGCTCCCAGGATCAAGTGGCACATTGCCACGAGTCCGTCTCTGTGCTTTGTTAGCCAACACGGCAACCTTCAAGTTAAATTCCGGATCACTGGACATCTTCAAATATGTGTCCAGCTTCTGAACTGCCTGATTCTCCAATGAATCCCACGAAGCGTCCGTCTCCACTGCCTGCCCGACGATCGCGCTAGTACTCCTCGCAAGTATCTCCTTAAATGCGGGGTCCTCAAGTATCGCCAGATAAACAGCGCTGTCAATTCCAAGGCTGTCCATGATGGATGAGTCACTGACACCGTACCCCTGGTAAGTCGCGATCTTCCCATACTCCGCAACCACCGCTGCCGGAATCATGACTCCTTCGACGGGCGCCAAGACCTCTGCCTCGGCCGCCACTATCTCCGGCCCTTCGTCCTGGTGAGTCAAGTCTGACATGCGTGAAATTTTTTTCTGATTTACTTTGAGTGAGCTATATTTACAGTCCCCGGCCCTACTCCAGGATGGGGGGTACCGCCCGGTGCTTTGTTGTTTTTTGTTGTTGTGTTGTGTTTGGTTTGTGGTTGAGTTGTTGTGTGGTGTTTCATCTTAATAAGTCAGGCGACTAGCCTGTCCTTTCCTGCCCTCAATGAGTCGAGCGACTAGCGAGTCTATGTTGCTTGCTTAACCACTTACCTTGTAATGCTTCGTGAGCCCTGCGAACTCATTGAACGAGCGAAGCGAGAAATTTTTGATTCAATCCGCAGCGCTGGCGAGTCGGTACCAGCGCTGCGGGGTTGCGGAGCTACGGGGTTGAGTTAGGCGGCCACGTTGTGCCGTCGAGTCGGCTG